TTTTTTTTTAATTTTAATTTTTGCTCACTAACGCTGAGCCCCCAAAGGGATCGGTGGTTCCTAATTGCTACTAACCAAAAGATTACCAGATATCATCTACCCCAGTGATGTCATAATCATAATCCAACGGAACTCCAGTAATATTCTGATACACTGGATCTACTACATTTTTCTCCACTAGTGTATCCCAGGAAGGAAATCCTGATACCATCTGTTCCGCTGTTAAACCAGCCTGACGAAGCTTCTTAATATCATCATTTGTCATACGCTTCATCATCATCTCAGGCACATCTGCGAGTCGATGACGCATTGCTGTTACAATCTCAGAATATATCAAGTGAAGTCGATCATACGCATCACGATTGGCGGCATATGTTCCATACGCATGGCCAATTATAGATAATAAAACATCTATTTCATCTCGATATCGAGTCTCCCTACCATGAACTGCTCGAACAATAAACTCCCGCGATTCCCTAAACGGAAGAAACGTGGGTTGTCCCGGCTTTTCTCGATCTGGATTCACAACAAACTGGTGTTTGAGAAAGGTTGCCCCTAGTACCACTATAAAACCTTCTCGAACTTGAGAGGCAAACGAGATTCCATCTTGAAGGTCCCGGATCTGGACATCAAAATGATCTAACATAAACTTTGCGAACGCAGTACCAGAGAAGTACACTGCTGACTTTCCTTCTCCTTTATTGTATAAGTGGTCATCCCCATAAACTATTATCCTAATTAGATCAAAAATCGCTATTTCCAATTCTTCTTGATCCTCTATGGGCGCCGTATGCAACTGGTACATAAGAAACAAGCAAAAGTAAAGTGCCATTATCCATGAATCCATATGACTTGTATTGAAAGCTCCAGAAGGAACACCTCCATTAATTACAGCCCATACTTCTCCAAACAAATTCGTCACTCTATTTATCATATTTTTTAGAAGAAACTTTACCATCGCCTCAAAAATCTCATAGTCCGGACATGTCTTATCGTAATGAAGTAACATTGATGAAAAGTACAAATTAACGAAGATCTCACGAACTGTCTGATCAAACAGCTTCGCGTCCCCCTCAACTAAGCACTTTTTCCAACAATTCATCAAATCAACTCCAAGATTACGAGCTATTGCGTCTGCACCACCATGAGACCAAGGGCGACCTACTTGAATCACCCGACCACGCTCTCGCAAAAGTCGGAGCATAGAACAAAGTCTTTCCAAAT